CGTCGCCGGCGTCACAAAAACTCAAGGCTATGAGAACTATACGGATAGCCCGGTAAACGACGTACCGGCTCACGCCGTATGCGTCGTGACGGTCGGTGGAGTCGCTCAGACCATCGCTCAGACCATCGCCGATAATAAGACCCCGGGAACCAATCCGGCGGGAAACGCCGGTCCCTACGCCTGTACGGACGCCCAGGGCATGCCGATTAACATCTACTACTCAGTTGCCGTTACCGCCGAGATTCAAGCGACCGTAAACCTGACTCCAGGCACCGGATGGTCGTCGGATTATGAGTCGCTAATTCAAAACGCTGTCGCTGCGGCTATCGACGCGCTGCCCATCGGTTCGATAGTTTCGTACGCCGCGCTTTATATTCCGGCATTCCTACTAAATACGCCGGCCTACGGGACTTTTGCCATCACGTCGATCACCATCGGAAAAAACAGCGGCATGCAGTCGGCCACAGATATAACGCTAGCCGTTGGGCTTAACGCAGAGAACCCGGTGTGCAACGCCTCCGTAGACGTGACGGTAAACACATAGATGGAAACCCAGGACTACATAGACCTAGTAACATCGAAGTACGCCCAGCAGCCGGATTTCCTTGCGGTGATCACGGCTAACGTCGCGACCCCAGTTCAAGTTCAGGCTCTCCTGGCTTCGATGATCCCAATATTCGACATCGATACTCCTCCCGTGGGAAACCAGCTCGACATCATCGGTCAGTGGGTTGGAGCCAGTCGAAACATAGCGGTACCGATTACCGGCGTCTTCTTCACTTGGGACGGAACGAATCCGGCGATCGGATGGGACAGCGGAAGTTGGGCGCCGAGTGGAAACCCGACGAATCTCACCACTCTTACAGACGACGCATATTTGGTGCTCATCCTAGGTAAAATCGCCGCCAACAATTGGGACGGCACAACCGATGGCGCCTATGCGATCTGGGATTCTCTTTTCGCCTCTCAAGGAATCACGATTCTGATTCAAGACCACTGCGATATGAGTTACGCCATGGTGCTGTTATCGGACACTCCGATCCCAGCACTGACGCTGGCTATCATCACCGGTGGATTGATTCCTCTTCGTCCCGAAGGGATAGAGATTACCGAATATTTTACATCGACTGGTCCCGTATTTGCCTGGGACACAGAGACCACGTATCTTGCCGGTTGGGATACCGGTTTATGGGCTACTGAAAACTTCCCTAGTTAAGGAGAAAAAGAATGTCATTGACCAACGATTTTTTAGCATTTGCCACCGGTGGAAGCGCCAACGTAGAGAGTCAGGCCGACTACTCTGCCGATAGCGACCGAACGAATGGAAACCAGCCAGGCGTCGCGAGTTCTGCTCTCAACAATAAGGCGCTGCGCCAAGGGACATATGTAGTAAGTCAGTTTGCCCAATTTTTGGCAAACCAAACAAATATGGATTTGCAGGACAATGCCACTCCGGCTCAGCTACTGTCCCAGATCGCGGCATGCATTCAAATCCTGCCGCCCTACATCACGACATTCACTTCGACCGGATCTTTCACCTACAATTTGCCGTATGTTTTTTTCGTCGCCTCGGCTAATGCTAGCTCGGGGGCAACCTATACCGATTCCAATAGCAACACCTTCACGGTTCTGGCCACGATTTCCTCCGGCACCTTGTTATACGCGAGCGGAGCCGATGCGCCGGCAACGGGAGGCGGTCCGGGAACGCTTTCCAAGGCTTCCGGCACCGGAGACTCAACCATCACGTATTACGCGGTGCGAGCGCCTATAAACCTGGTCGTTGAGGCGGTTGGGGGCGGGGCTGGTGGGGGTGGGGTAAATGCCAGCGGCGGATCCGGGGGAAACGCGGGAAGCAATGGCGCTAACACTACCTTCGGTTCGGTGCTAACGGCCGGATATGGTTCCGGCGGCAGCGTTAGCGGAACTGGGGGACCCGGGGGGGCTGCCTCGATTACTGGAGTTTCTGGAATTGCCATTGCCGGAAATCCAGGTGGCAGCGGTGGATATAATAGTGTGAGCACCACCAACCTGACGGTTGATTCTGGCGCTGGGGGGAATTCCTTTTTTGGAGGCGGTGGAAACAACGTTACCAATGGTAGCGGCGGAAATGCCGCAACGAATAGTGGTAGCGGCGGGGGCGGCTCAGAGCTCGTCGGTGGGTATGAATATGGAACGGGAGGCGGGGGAGCCGGGGGGTACTGTAAAGTCTTTATCCCAAGCCCCTCGAGCCAATATACGGGAAGCGTTGGAACGGGAGGGGGCGGCGGCTCGGGATCAAGCAGTCACAATGGCGGTAATGGTGGTGCGGGAATTGTGATCGTGGTCGCTGAGTATAACTGAGAGATACGAAGCTGAAAGCTTTCTCCATCCAAATCCGAATCCAATCGGGCGAAGGCCTGCCGACTGCAGAGCAAGGCCCGCTGTCCGTTCATCGAACCGACGGCGGTTCCCAACGCTATGCAGCCCTCGAGATCGCAACGGAGCCCCAGAACTCTGTCCCCCATGAAGTTAGCGGGGTGAATCTCGATGTCGAGTCGATCGGGTACTTTAATGACGTGGTAACACCATCCCTTTGTCGGCGACAGCGCCAAGACGACGTCGTAGATGCCCGTCGGGATGCAGCTCCTGCCGGGTTCGTTGTCGCGCCATGGGAGCTCTCCCGATCGCAAACACAGGCCGGTATCAGTCATGATATGGCCGAAGGTTCCCTCATCGCTTGTTTCGGTACGCGTTAAAGTACAACGTCTCATCGCTTCACCTTGGTTTCGACGTGTGAGATACGGCTCTCGTGGTTCTGCAGGATGTCGATGATGTCCCCCATTTTCTTATTTAACGCGACCACGCTGTCTTTAGCGCATTTGAGTTCTTCGAGGCCGGCCTTGAGGTATTTAACTAAAGAACTCCCGATCCAACCGATGAGCAGCGGCATCAGCCAATCCAGGACATCTTTAAGTCCGATCTGATCAAAGTGCATGTGTGGATTCTCCGGGGGGGTGTGGTTATGGTAGCATGAAACCGAAGACCTAAATTAACCTACAAGGAGAAAAAAAAATGCAATCGATTTTAGCCGCCCTGGAGGCCGCAGGAGTTCAACTATTAAGTGGAGCCCTAGCAGCAGTCGTGCCCGTAGTGCTCGCGTGGTTTCAAAAATTAGTGCCGGCCAATCCGGCGCTACAAGCTCTGTCGAAGGCCGAACTCCGCGCCACGGCACGTCAGTGGGTAGTCGATTTTCTGACCGAAATGGGAACCGCGGCCCTTGCGAAAATCCCGGCGAGTCTACAACCTTTTCTAGCGCCGTTTCTAACCCCATTGGAATCGACGCTGGCGATGGCGATAGACTCGGCTCTCGACGCAGCGGGTCTGTAAGTTTCTCCACTAGTTGGGGGCGGGGGTCGGGCCTCGCCTCTTTTTTTTAGGAGGCACTCGATGAAACTCTTTTCCATCCTTTCAAATGGTTTGGTTCAGGGGGGATCGGCCTCCTACTCGGTCGATCCGTTGGGCGTCATCACCTACCAGGCGTCCGTCCGGATCGGTAAATTTTTCCTCTCAAAGACCTACAGCTCCCAGGGCACTTATAAGATAGACCCAGCGACGCTGAACCCGTCGAATCTCGCCGTCGGTAAAGTGATCACGATTGGTTCCTTGGTGATGACCGTGGTCAGTCTTCTCGGAAGTCAGGCCGTGGTTTCACTGGCGGTTATCGGCCAACAGGCGACTGGAACCGCGACACTCCTGACGGATTCGCCAGTCGTCGTACTGAGCACACTTGACGCCACGGTCAGTGTTTATGGCTTCAACTTACAGCTCGGACTCCGACCGGTATAAGGAGACACAATGCATAAGTCGAAAAGCTACGGATCCAAGGTAATGGCTAAGGGGCTTTTCCGCGATTCCCAGCGCCACCATCTTTTTAAAATGCAGTCTCCGAAGTACCAGCACGTCGTGCCGACGATGCCCGGGATCTTCGACCTTCGTCGAAAGGTAGCGCCTCCAGAAAATCAAATGCAATGTGGCGGCTGTTGGGCCTTCTCCATCACCAATTCTCTTCGATCTCTGAAGATGCTCGCCGTCGTGGATCCCGGATCGCTCTCTAAAAACTACCTTCTACTAAACGTCGGGCCGGTCCCGGAGAACGGCTGCAACGGGGGCGATTTCGATGCTGGCCAGAATATGCTTAGTGGCAATGGTCCTTGTCTGGAATCCGTATCCCCATTCACCGGTTCAGACAGTGGTGTTAGTTACCCTTCTAATGCTGGCGTTGCGGCCACTGCTAAGCGGTGGATTGTGGTAGGCGACGGATATGATAAGCCAACCGCCCAACAGCTCTGCGAAGCTTTGTGGAACCAGGGAAATGGGGCGTGTCTATCGGTAGACGTCGCAGCCGATTCGACCATCGAAAACTATGCCTCTGGAGTGATTCGAAAGACTACGAGCCTTCAGGTCAACCATATGATTCGATGTGTCGGTTATAACGCCGTTGATAGCATCGATGCGAATGGAAATGCCGCCTTTAATGAGGACGGTAGTTGGGCCGAACCGAATTCCCCATACTTTATTTTTCGAAACAACTGGGATATCGACTGGGGTATCGACGGCGACGGCTACATCGCCTATGGTGTGAACAACTTCGCGGAAACCGCGATGCTTTTCGAATGAGGTCCCGATGCTAGTCCCCGCAGGAGTACCGGTCGCCGTCTCAACGTGTTCGAATTCGCCGAGTCTCAACGTCGGGCTGACAGTCTACGACGTCACGACGGGATCCGCGGTCCTCGTTTCGGGGCCGACGGCGATGCCAAATTTCGGCAGCGGTAACTCCTATTTCGGTCGTTTTACCCCTCTGGCCGCCCACCAGTACATCGCTTTCATCGCGGTCTATACCGACGGTACCCTGACGGTGATCAACCCGTCATATGACCAGGAAACCCAAACCTTTGAGGCGATGAACTGGACTGTTTTACCACCGGTGTCAACTTCGGTCGGCGTCGTCGGCGGAGACCTGCCGCCGTTTCCGACCCCAGTATTTCGCATATTCCTGGGCGATGCGTCGACGATGTTTCTCCGAGTCGTCGACCAGTTCTATAATCCAGTAGACCTGACAAACTGTTCTCAGATCGTCGTCAACCTCCTGAACGCCGACGGCAGCGTGACTCAACTTGAACTCAGCGCGTCTCAGGTATCGATCACATCACCGCCGAGTATCGGTAACTTCTCGGTGCCGATCTCGAGCGCGGTATCGGCTCTACTGAACGTAGGGGAACTCCAGGACGTCGACGTCACGTTTACGATCTCGGGCCAAATATTCACTGTGCCTTTCGTGCAGGCGCTCTCCGTACTGCAGGTCGGATGACGACAATTTTTATATTATTGACGTTCGCCGTCATCATCATCTACGACATCGCCGCGTATCTGGTGGGTAAGGCTCGTGGAGTCGGCGCGCGCTATACTATCAGCACTTGGATTTACAGAGTCGCTCACTTACCTGCGGTCGCCAATCCTGTGTTTCCTACTCGGATCCCTCATGTACCATCTTTTGGTGTGTAAAAGCTCTTAGCGACTACCGGATCCGGACCATCATAAATCTGCTGTGTTTCAATCTCAGGATCATTTTTAGGATTACATGGCTTGCAATACCAATACCGTCGTCGGCAGTCAGCACCTGTGCCGTAATACCTAAATGACATTTCATTAGTCTGGAATCTCTTCTTGCACTTCGAGCAGGATCGAATGTTTTTCTCTAGAATCATACAGCCCCTATCCGCGTTATTTATGAGTGCGAGGCCCACACGCCAATAGAGTCCGGGAGATGGGAAACATTTTTGGAATTGCTCCAATGGCTGGCCCTAGTCCCGGCCGCACGCGGACTTCACGGTATGTGTAACCCAGCCAACTTCAAAGGTATCATAGTGGTCGACCATTAGTATCGATAAGACGACTCCTGGAATCGACTAAATCGCTGTGTCTTTTTTCCTCTTTCGCTGCCTCTGGTAATTCCTCGTGTTCTGGCTTCTCAGGCTTTCGCTTCCACCACTGCTTGATGCGGGTCTTTAGAGGTAGTTTTTCAAACGCATTGGCCTCTGAGGTCCGGCCGTAGTACTTCAGCTCGAACTTTCTGACGACCTCTGCGGCGACCTTATCGCCGAGGATTTCCCCGACGTCGTCGAACGACAGAAAACCGGCCTCACCCATGATGCGGAGCATGTGACTGACCGGCGGCTCCTTCTGGAACGGCGGGACGTAGCCCAGAAGGATGCCGAAAAAATGACCTTGGGCCTTCGCCCTGAGAGCCGATTTAGCGACACCTTTGGCGGCCTCCTTGAAGTAGACCACGTTGCCCATCTTAAACAGGTCTTGTTTCATTTTTCGCCCTCTTCAACGCGTTTTGAATCGTGGATGGTGTGCAGCCCATAATCTTCGCGATCTCGTGCTGGCGCATTCCCTCGGAGACCATGTGCCGGATGCGCTCGCACTGCTTGTCGGTGAACATCTTTTTTCGTGGTTTCATCAGTCCAAGTCTCTCCACAGGGCAACGGACATGATTAGGATCATCACGAATAAAACTGATCCGAAAATTAACTGATGAGTCATTCGAGCCATCCCCACTTTTCTCTGGCCAAAATCCGTTTCACGTGTGGCCTAGATACGCCAAACATTCTAGATAGCTCGTAGGGGTTGACGCCTTCGGTCGCTAGTTTCCGCATCCGCCTGACCTTTCGATCCGTGAGCTTCGCCGCCTTCGCCTTTTCTCCCCTATGATTCGCCACGGTGATAAGATTGCAGTAAGGGGTTCCGTTGAAAAGGAGAAAATATGAATTTAACCTGCGGTGGCCGAAAAAGAATTCAGGCCGGCCTCAAACTATCGGATGCCGGCTTCGACTGCATGGTGGCGCAGCTCTCTCACTTTGCGTGGAGTAATCTGGTGATGACCTGGACCGCGATACTAGCGCCGGACTAGTTTCGCTGGGTGCTGGTCGCCTGGATAGCCCTCACTGCGGCTAAGGAATTCGTTTTCGACTTTTGTATATTTACCTGGGGACCCGGACTCGAAGACAACGCGGAGAGCGGCGGGCCATGGGGCGACGTCCTGGACTTCTCTACCTACATGCTGGGAACCTCGGTTTCATGCTTGGCTCTTAGGCTTGTCGGGATGGTGTAGACAGCGTCACTCGGATGAACGGCGGTTCCTCTAGAATTAGATTCGGATTAAATTTGTCCCAGGTTCCCAGGTAGATTCCCTCAACCCAGTTGAAGCGCTGGCCAGGGCCGCGGTCCTCGATGTAACCGCCCGAGTAAAAGCACACCTTCCCGCAGCCCCGGAAGAAGATGACGAAGCCAGACGGGATGTTCCACTGGTTATTTTCGTCGGCCTGCTGGAGCTGGTGGGTCCTTCGACCGCCGTCGGTGATATTGGAATAGGCGAAACTGGAACCTTCAAAACTCTTCGCATCGACGAAACCTACTCGCCCCTCGCGATTCGCGATCGTAAAATCTAGATTGCTCTCCAGCGCGATGAGTTTACCCTTCCAGGCGCGTCGAGCTTTGATGTGGTTCTGTTCGACCTTAAGACCGGAGTACTGGCACATCTGAACGAAGAGGATTTCGAAGAGCTTTCCTTGGTCGCGGTTGTCGTGCGCGGTGGTCACGGATGACTCAATTTCCGATTAAACACATCGATGTCCCAGCCGTGGTCGAGCAGCCAGTCGGCGAACGCGATGTGCTGGCCGAGGAACGTGTACCAGCCTTTTCTTCCCCACTCACAATGACAATCTCGGCACATGGGGACACAATTGTGCTCTGTGTCACCGCCGCCCGCTCCACGCGATTTGATGTGGCTCGGATCACTCGGCCCCGGCGCACCGCAGACGATGCACGGCATCTGACGGATGCGTTCCAGCAGGGCCTCGTTTTTGAAGCGAGCGGGTTTCGGTATTATCACCAGGGAACCCTATCCCAAATGGAAGACAAAAAAAAGGCCCCAGGGAAGCCCTGGAGCCATTTGAATAAATTTAGGACTATTTCGACGGTACCTCCTGCCGTTCCAGCGTCTCAAGAATTTCCTTCGCGTCGGCGACGACTTCGCTCCGCAGGCCCTTTCGGAATCCCACGTAGAGTTTGAGTATCGCGATGAGGCTCTCGGCCTCGGATTCGGTTAGGATTATTTCGACGGTTTTAGGGCTCATGATTTTTTACCTCCGAATCGTTTATCGACCCAGGCAGTCGCTTCTGGTATTTCCTTTTCAAAATCATCCTCCCAATTACTACCCATCAGCGTATCGTGGTGAGTACCGAACTGTTTGATCTGCCCTCGAAGAAACTCCAATAGGTTACGTTTCATCAGGTAAGGATGCGCTTCGCCATGGTGTAGTAGGTAGGCCGCAGCCCAGATGAGGGTTTCCCTATCAATCTCAACGCGAATATGCATACGAATCATGGCGTCACGCTCGTCAGTTGGCCGTTCGTAATCGTGATGGTGCAGTCGACCTGATTCGTGATTACCCATGGCGTACCGAAGCCGATTTCGACCGGATCGCTGCCGTCGTCGTCTTCCATAAATACTCCGTAGGAAGTGAAGACGTAGTCCGTGATGCCTATCGAAGCGATGTTTATCGGAAACCGAATGATCGTCGTAGTCGGATGCCAGGCTTTCAGCGCGGCGCAAACGATAGGCGAGCAATCCACGAAGTCATTCGTGCAGTAGGTCACGACGGTTACCGTAGGCGTCGGCGTAGGAGTTGGCGTCGGCGTCGCGGTCGGAACTCCTACGGTGGGCGTCGGGGTCGGCACCAGGTTTGAAACGACGGCTTCGGTAGGCGCTGCCGTGGGAATTTCGATGACTCCGGTCGGGAGTTCGTTTTTTCCGCAGCTAGCCACCAGAAGGCAAGCCGTGATGTAGGCGATGTCGAGTAGGGTAATCATTTTTTTTCTCCTTTTTTTCTGTCAATTAAAATATTGCGCACATAGGGTCCTAAGTCTTCTCCCAGAGCAGCGGATTCGGCTTCCAGATCCTGGCGCAGAGTCGCGGGGACTCGAACGTCGAGTCGGACCATTTGCCCCTCCTCCTTTTTCGGACGCCCTGCGGGTCGGCGCGCGATCGCGTTAGCCGCAGTCAGAAGGTCCTGAATTATGGCCCTGTTTTTAGGCTTGTTCTCCAGGTCCAGAAACATACGATTGACGGCCGCTCCGAAATCGGATGTGCCGCAAAGCTGGTGCTCGTTCAGAAAATGCATGCAGAAATGCAGTGCGCCGTCCGTCAGCTTTCGATATATGGGACCGTACATCGGGTGGTGCTTCAGTGAGTAAAATGCTTCGAGGCGAGTCATCGGATGATTCCTTTCCTGCGGGCCGCGACGAGGCCGCGAATCATGGTTTTGAGATCTTTCAGCGTTCTGGCCTCAAGACACTGCGAACGCTCGACGCGACGCTCTGCGTAGTAGGCAACGACTCGGCTGCTAAGAAAGGCGCCGTCGCAGGACCGGCGGCGCTCAAAAATGTCGAAACCCAAAAACGTCTCCCGCGCCGACGTCTTCGGCCTGGGCTTCGGTTTAGGGGGCGGCGGGCGGGGCTGCTCCCTCCGAATCGGCGGGGGCGGGTAGGTCGGGGGGACCGGCTGGACTGGACTCATTTTTTTCGTCATCGAACTCCTCACTTTCTACCTATTATTGTCCCACAAAAATAGGCACAAGTCGAGGACTATTTGACGCGATTAATCAATATGGATTCAGTGCTTTGGAATTCCCTGGGAAAGCCGCTTCCAGTTAAAACGGACCTCGTGGAGGCCGTGAGAGGGGACCCATCTGACGGTCGCACAGCCTGGCGGAAACTTCGCAGACACACGAAAAGCGGCCTCTTTTACGCGTTCTGATGCCTGATAAACGTCCTCCGCGCCGCCCGGATGGCTCTTCATCTTGTGGACAAAGGTGATGAGATTCGTGCGCGCCGTCCGATGTCCGGCCTGAATTAGACGCGCCGAGACATCCCAATCTCCGAAGCACGGCAAAGATTCGTCATATCCACCGATCGCTCGAATCGCCTGTGCGTCGGTGATGTGAACGCCCCAGGCTCCGACATCCTTTTTAATCGCTTCCCTGGCTGCCCAGGACTGCCCTGCAAAGGACACCGCCAGCTGAGCGAGGCCGTAGGACTCGGCAAAATCAAAAAGCTGGAATAGGCGCTCTTCCACATTAGCAACGCGTCGAAACTTACCGCAGATGCTTTCTCGATCCCGCAGGTCGGTGACGTCGTCGTCCGTGAATGCAAAGTACCGCTCTCCGGAGTCCAGCGTCCTTTTGACCATTTGGTTCATCAGATAGGAGAATCCGCCGTTGTCCTTTGGCAGAGCTTCAATGTTCATCTTGGGATGCGCTGCACTATATGCGTCGAACTCCTGCGGCTCCACCAGAACGATCGGATCTGGGCACCACTTTAGAAGAGGAAGTGACAGTCTTTTCCGAGAGCCGGTGATGAATTTCAAAGTCTGTTCCTTTCGATGGTCATCCTATTTTTTCGCACCTTGGTGAGCTCATCTTCCAGGCTCTGACAACGGGCCATCGATCGCAGAGAATAGTAGACCACTGAGTAGCGATAGCCAGATCGGTTCATCTTTTTTACCGGCGTGACACCGTGTAGGTAACGCTGCCCGTCGAACAGAAAAAAGCTGCGGTCGGCCAGCTCAAATCCCGCTCCGAACTCCGGTATAATCAGGTTTCCGCCACCCACCAGATTTTTAAAAACCACCATGCAGGACAGCACGCCTTCGAAGTTACCTTTATCGAAGTGGTATTTCAGCGGGTTGTTCTGATTGACGATGCCGGAGGTGAAAACGGTTTTTGGAATCCTATATATTGGCAGCACGGACTCCAGCTCTTTCTGGTGTCGTGCGTAGACCTCCGGAGCGTAGCACTTGTACAGGCTATCCATCAGCCAGCCAAAATCGCAAATCACCTGGTGCTGGCGTGGAGAGTCTTTCGAAAGACTGCAGAGTGCGGGAGTGTTGCCCTGGGGATTGTAGGGAATCGGCGGTCGAAATCCGAAGACTCGGGACTTTCCTAGGCCGTCCTTTTTCCCAAAGAGGCGACGGAAAGGATCGTGAAGATTAGAACCCTTGGCAGTCCTTTTTTCCTGGTGGTAGTGAATGCTTCTCAGCGCCCACAGCATTTCATCATGCCCTGAATCGAGCTGGCCGTAGATTATGGCTGGATGACCTCGATCGCAGTACACACCTGGCTCTCGATACCATCGCAGGGCATCGGCTTCCTTTGCCGCCTGCCTTTCTAGATCCGCGGCTTTGAAGGTCTCAGTGCTTAGCTCGAAGCGCCTCATCAATCAGCCTCCAGACGACCTGCGAGTAGTCCTCAACTTTAAGCTCAACGAGGAGATGATCCAGAGCTTTGACAACTTTCTCGTACTCCGGTGCCGCATAATAAAGGACGACCTGCTTCACTGCGGAGTTCTTGTATGTGTCAAAGGTGACGGTTTCGCCT